ATATATATAAAATAAAGGAAGGGAAGTTGGCAGATGGTAATTACGAAGCATAGTAAGCAGAGAATTGTTGAGAGAACTAATGGAGTTAGCACTTTCGCTGAGGCGAAACGTTTAGCTAAGCAAGCCCGCATTTCTGGAAAGACTCTCAATAATTTTCAGAAGTATCCTAAATTCTTTTCTTATCTTCAAAATAAGAAAAATCAAACAAATGACTGTTCAATTAGAATTTACAGAGGGTGTATTTATATATGGAGAGGAAAAACTAAAACCCTTGTAACTGCACATCCTATTCCTGATAGGTATATTGAAGAAATGGAGGCTATTGATAATGGCTTGGATAATTGAAGATAATAGGAAAAAATATAAAGTAAGATGTCCTAATTGTGGTAGTATTGTTGGTTTTACCTCAGTAGATGAAATGGCTAACGGCAGAGAATATTTTGGAGAATATCACAATTATTCAACGGTTAGATGTCCAGCCTGTAAAAAACACATCATTGTTAGCTCTGATGGAGAAAGATTGGATGTGGAACCTCTATGATATTGTTAAAAATATTGTTCTTATTTGGAATTATCGGTGGGTTTAGCTTTCTTTTTATCTGGTGGTTATGCTTTAATTATCAAGGAGAAACAAAATTAAAGCTAAAGTTGTTTCGTCAGATATACAACATCAATCCTTCAAGATGGAACTATATTGAAAGACACTGGGATGATTATATAAAACATTTATACTATGGCAGTCACAGAATTAAATTAACTTTTATTACTTTCTGCTATTTCCAATTAAACAGAATCTTTTCTAAAATTAGCGAGGAAAGAAAAGGAAAACGAGATACTTTAATTTGGATATTAGAAGATTGTCAAGCAGATATTAAATATTTAAAAGAGCAAGCCGATAGAGAAGTCAAACGTGCTTTAAAAGAACAAAAGAAAATTTTCAATAATTGGAATTAAGGAGGAGTAAAGGTGTTATCTACTATGCAAAGAGTGCAAGAACATCTTGACGAAGCTCTTACTCACTTTCATAAAGATCAAATTGTAGGTATCTTTCTACAGGGTAGTCAAAACTACGGACTTGATACTCCACTATCAGATGTAGATACGAAACTTATTGTAGTTCCTAGCTTTAAAGATATTGCTATGAACCGCAAGCCAGTTAGTACAACTCATGTAAGAGCTAATGAAGAGCATACTGACTGGAAAGACATTCGCCTCTACATTCAAACATTCCGTAAGCAAAACTTAAATTTCCTTGAAATTCTTTATACAGAGTTTGCTATTGTAAACCCCATCTATGAAAAACAGTGGAATCGCTTGTTAGAATCAAGAGAGGCAATTACTCATTTTAATCCTTATCGTTCTGTTCAAAGTATGAAAGGAATTGCTCTTGAAAAATATCATGCGATGGAACATGAATACCCAAGTAAAATAGAAATTTTGAAGAAGTATGGTTACGACCCTAAACAACTTCATCATCTTGTTCGGGTAGAAGATTGTCTTAGTAGATATATCGCTGGGGAAAGCTATGGAAGTTGTTTAGACCCCGGTCCCATGAAACAAGAGCTAATCGAAATCAAGATGGGAAAATATTCACTGGCGGAAGCTAGAGCTATGGCGGATAAAACTAAGGCTCATGTGGAAGAAATGGCGGAATATGCCTATTCTATCTATCCTAATAAGGAAGATCCAGAAGTAAATGCACTTCTTGATGACGTGCAGTATGAAATTATGAAAACTGCCGTGGAAAAGGAGTTGAGTGAAGATGATTAAGAATTGGTTGGTTACTGGTGATACCCACGGTAGAGTAATGGAACGATTATTTCATATAGAAAATTGTTATGTTCCAGAGGAGACAGCAATTATTATTCTTGGTGATGCAGGCATAAATTTTTATCTCAATAAGACGGATGCAAAGAATAAGCAGGTAATTAATAAGACTGGCTATTTTATCTATTGCGTAAGAGGAAATCATGAAGAGCGACCAGAGAATATTCCTACTATGTATCAGATATATGATGAAAACGTAGAAGGTACAGTTTACTACGAGTCAGAATATCCTAATATTAGATACTTAATGGATGGTCATGCTTATCTCATTAATATGCACCCTACTCTTGTAATTGGTGGTGCATATAGTGTAGATAAGTGGTATCGTTTATCTCATTTTCCGCAAGGTGCTAAGTGGACTGGATGGTTTAAAGACGAACAGCTAACTCCAGAGGAAATGGCTGATATTACAGAAAGGTTTAAGGGCAAACATTTTGATTTTATTCTTGCTCATACTTGTCCATATTCTTGGCAGCCATTTGACCTATTTCTTCAAGGGTTGGATCAAAATACCGTAGACAATACTATGGAACTTTGGCTTGATAAATTTAAAGATATGATTTCTTTTAATACATATCTTTTTGGCCACTTTCATGATGATAGAGTAGTTCAACCCGGCGTACAAATGCTATACTATAACATAGAAAACTTAGAAGATATCTACAATCGTTGGACTAAAGAAGATGATAACTAACCATTATCATCTTCTTTATTTTTTTATTTTTATATGATATAATATATATAGAAAGTTAAGAAAGGAAGTAATTTATATGATGCCTTATGTATGTGAAGGAACAATCGTGAAGACTCTTAGCGGTCGTGATGGTAAGATTGTTGGCGTTGACCGCGAGAATAAGATTGTAGTTATCTATAATGGCAGGACTTCCTATACTGAAAAACTTGAAAATATTAGGGTTATTTCCTATAAGGAGGTACAGTAATATGCCAGGTCGCAGAACTTCAAAATATACAAAAGATCAGAACGCCTTGTTTCAAGGAGAAGTAATGGTAATTCTTGCTGATAGTGAAGAGGCTCTTACTATTGAACAAATTCAGCAAAGATCAATTACATTAACGGGGCTAAGCCCTCAGAAGATGGCTCGTATTCTTTCTCATTTAATTGAAATGGGAAATGTAACAAAAGCAAAAAGTAAGAGCATGGGTAAAATGGTATATAAATCATTGGCTGTAATGAGAAGGCAGGGGTATGATGTTTATTAATGTCATGAATGAAGATATTTTTGATGTTACTTTTAGTATCTATTCAGATAATCAAATTATTCGACAATGGAGGATGCAGGCACCGAGACCATTCATAGAGATTAAATTTATTCAAACTGTTCAACAAATTGCTTCTCAATCACAGCCTATGAAGGTAATAGTGTCAAGAGAAGAAGTAATTTGGGATCAATTTGAGCAGAAACACAAGGTTCTTCCTGTAACAATGGAGTTTCAAAATTATTAAGAGAGGAGATTGTTAGTAATGAAATATTTTATCGACTTTGAGGCTACACAATTTTCGCAAGAAATTATTTCTATCGGATGTATTAGAGAGGATGGTCAGACTTTTTATGCACTCGTAGCCCCAAAGAAAGGTAAAATTACTCCTTTCATTACTAATCTTACTGGTATCACAGCAGAGATGATTGATAGTGCTATGTCTGCCGATGCAGTATTCTCTAAGTTCTATGATTGGTTGTTTGAAAATCTAGATGATGCACCAGAATTTTTTGTATGGGGAAATTCTGATGGAGATTTTATTCGACATACTTCTCGTCACGCAACTGCGCTTAAAGCAAAAATGGCGTTGGGATATATTTGTGGCAATTATCGAGACTATGCCAAGATGTGCAAAAAAGAGCTGAAATGGGAATGTAATCACAGTCTTTTGAATACTCTCAGAAGATTTAATCCTTCTGCTGAACAAAATCATAACTCCTTAGATGATGCAGTTCTATTAAAGGAAGTATATGATTTTATGAGTAATACATCAAGAGAGACACTTGATGAAATGTTTGCTGATTGGAAGAGAAAAGCAACTAATAAAGAAAGTGTTTTTACTCCTAAATGGAATAAGGCTGGTTATTCTGCTGGAACTATTTGTATTGTTAATTCTAAGAAGCGAGCTACAAATACTTTTACTAGTGTTGAAGCTGCTGCACTGTGGCTTAAAGAGAATAAATGCGAGTCTGACACCTATGAGCATTTCAATCTTGAAAATACGATAAAAAACATCGAGAAAGCTATCAAGGGTGGTAACCACTACTACGGAATGGGTTGGAGGAGAGTAAATGGCTAAATATAATTTATACGCAGGCCTGGGCGGAGGATTTGGTGGGTATCAATATCATTGCACAGAAGATTATGACTCCAGAGAAGACGCTGAGGAAGCCGCTCGAGAGCTGGCGATTGAAGAGTACCAATCTTATGAGGGTATGCACGGAATTTTGTCTGAGGGAGACATTCGAGAGCAGTATTGCGAAGAAAATGAACTAACCGAGGATGAACTGACTCAAGAAGATGAAGATGAAATCTCTGGTATGTATCAAGAGGAAATTGAAGGTTGGCTTTCCTATTTAGTAACTACTGTTGAGGAAGATCCCAACCATGATAGATATTATAAATGGTAAGAAAGGAAAGTGCGGAAACCGCTTAAAGATCGGTTAATCTAGCTAATAAGAATTTGGACAAAACTTCTAAATAACCTATTCGGAACTTTCAGTATAAATATAAGAATTTAGGAGGTTATTTAGATGATTTGTTATTTATATACTTTTCCTAACGGGAAAAAATATTGCGGCATTACTAAAAATTCTATTGAGCAAAGAGCTTGGGGAAGATATAGGGGATAGAGAGTTGGCTATGCAATAGAAAAATATGGATGGGAAAACGTAATCAAGCAAATAATTCTTGAATCTGAAGATGAAGAGCTAATTAAACAAAAAGAGATAGATACAATAAGAGAGCTAAATTTATTAGATAGTAATTTTGGGTATAATGTTTCTCCCGGCGGAAACTATTAGACAGAAGAAACCAGGGCGCAAATTGGAAAATCTATTAAAACTCTATGGAAAGACCCAGAATACAGAGAGCATATGGTTCAAGCCGCAAAAAATCGCACTTATACACAAGAAAGAAATGAAAAAATAAGTAATTCATTAAAACAAAAATTTATAGATAATCCCGAATTGCGAGATGAAAGAAAGTCAAAATTAAAATAGGCTTATCAAGATGGACGTAGAGATGAAGCGATGAAAAAAACTTTAGAGTCTAGAAGATAGCCTGTGGCTAAATATGACAAAGATGGACAGTTACTAGCTATTTTTCCAACTGCTGTCGCTGCATACAGGGAATTTTGTCCAGAAGCAAAAACCGATAAAGCAATATATCGAGTTTTGAATGGGCAAAGAAGTAGTTATAAAGGATTTATATACAAAAGAATTGATAAAAAGGAGGAGCAGAGATTAAATGGCTTATTATGCACTGGTAACTAAACTGAATAATCTTCATAAAGACCCCAATTCAGATAATCTGTGGTTGGCTGATTGTTTCAATGAGGGCGTTATTGTTGGCCCCGGAATGAAGGAAAATGAACTGATTTTATATTTGCCAACCGATGGAGAAATCGAAAGATGGTTTGGAGATGCTTTTAATCTATATCGAAAGAACTTAGATGGAACTTCTCAAGGTGGTTACATTGAGAATAACTCGCACATCAGGGCTATTAAACTTCGCGGCAATCAGAGTTCTGGTGTTGTAATTGCTCTTGATAAAGTTTATGAGAAATTCGGAAATCAGAACTGGAAAGATGGAGATAAGGTAAACACTATCAACGACAAAGAGTTTTGCCGTAAGTACATTCCTAAGCGTAAGACTCCTACTGGTCAGGTTAAGACTTCTTATAAAGGTCGTAAAGCTGAGGGAATTACATATCCTGAGTTCTCTATGCACACTGATACTGAACAGTTGGCATATAATCTTGATAAGTTCCGCCCCGGTGATATTCTCAATATGACCCTTAAAATGCACGGAACTTCTCAGCGCTCTATGAATACTTATGCTGAGCTTCCTAACGGTTTCTTCCGTCGCCTCTTCCATATGAAAAAGCGAACTAAGCAGGCTTATGTTCTTGGAACTCGTCGTTGCGTAGTTACCGAGAACTCTCAGGGATTTTATGGAAATGATCAGTTCCGAATGCCTCATCACGAAGCGTTGAAACCTTACCTTGAGCCAGGAATGGAAGTTTTCTACGAAGTAGTGGGTTATTACGGCCCTAATGAAGAGAACACCATTATGCCTATCGGAGATAATACCAAAGTCAATGATAAGGCTTTTGTAAAGCAGTTTGGTAAGCGTTCTATTTTCTCTTATGGATGTGAACCTGGCCAGAGCAAGATGTATATTTATCGTATTACCTCTGAAAATGGAGAGAGAGAGTGGACCCCTGACGAGATTACTGAATGGTGTAATTCTCATGGTTTTAATCGAGTTCCTGTGATCGAAGATTTTGAGTTTACTACTGTTGATGACCTTCAGAATCGCATTAATAAATATTTTGAAGATCTTGCAGATCCGATCGGCCGCACCCACGTAAAAGAAGGCGTTGTTATCCGAATTGTAAATCGTCGTACTTTTACAGCTTTTAAGTCTAAGACTTATGAGTTTAAAGTCATCGAGGGCATTATCAAGGAAAACGAAACCGCTCCAGATATGGAAGAGGCTCAGGAGGAAGAGATTTAATGTTAGGAATTATTTTTGGAGCGGCGGGTATGGTCTTTGTTTATTATACGGTTCAAACCATTTTTAGTCCAGTTGATGAAGAGTTTTATCTTGGATATTATACTGGTATTGGAGCTACATTTCTTTGCGTACTAATAAACGCAATTCTATAACCAATTAAATTTTAAATTAAAGGAGAGTATATTCTCTCCTTTAATTTTATAATAAAATATTATAT